GCGCACCGATTATGAGTTAACTCGACAGTATTATGGCGGCGACCACGATACTGCTTTGACGGATCGTTTAAAGAAGTTCCTCCCACCTCGCTTACAGTTTCGCGATAACTTCATGAACGTGGTGGTGGATAGTTTGTCGGAACGTCTTACAGTTCTGGGGTTTGATATTGAGGACGAAACAATAAGCACATGGGTAGGGGAACTGTGGGCGCGTAACCGTATGGATTATATGCAGACCGTAGTGCATACAGAAACTATCATGATCGGCGATAGCTATGTGCTATGTGACTGGGACGAAATAAACGAACGTCCGCGTTGGACGCACCAGATGGCAGAGATGATCGTCCCGCATTACAACGAGAATACTCGTGAAATAGATTGGGCGAGTAAGAAGTGGGTACAGCGACCTCATATCGGAGAGGAGCCTGAAACTCGCCTGAACCTTTACTACCCTGATCGCGTTGAAAAGTATGTCGCACGAGGCGGGGTATGGACGCGATTCTCTGAGCCGGAGGAACTCTGGCCTGTGCCGTGGGTCGATCGCTCAGGTGAGCCTATCGGTGTGCCTTTAATCCACTTCCGTAACCGTCCAATGGGTGGAGACTTCGGGCAGTCGGAGATCATTAACGTCATACCGATGCAAGATTTGTTAAACAAAACTCTGATCGACTTGACGATGATTCTGGATACGCTGGCTTTCCCGCAGCGTTACACCTTGAACGTAAATCACGGATCGAGTCGGCTGGACATACTCCCAGGTAGCGTGACTGAATTCCATAGTGAGTACGATGGCGGGACTGTCGGGCAATGGAGTGCCGCCACAGTAGACGGGCCGCTGAAATCTATTGAAACTTTGGTACAACATATAGCGGGTACGACCCGCACACCACAGCATCTGTTTCAGATTATGGGTGGCGTACCCAGCGGCGAAGCCCTTAAAACGGCTGAATCGGGCCTGGTAAATAAAGCGAAACAACGCATGGTAAACTTTGGCAATGCCTGGGAAGATGCGCTGATGATGGCGATGCGAGTACAGGCGGCTTTCGGGACTGCGTTACCTGATATGGAAGAAGGTGCTATTCAAACAACGTGGGACGATCCCGAAACGCGGAACGAGCAAGCGCATATGGAGAGCCTGAAATCAAAGGTGGAGTTAGGTATTACTAAACACCAGATATGGAGAGAGATGGGATATACACAAGAACAGATAGATCAGATGGATGAGGACGGGACGCAAGAACGCGCATCAGAGACTAATATCGGTGCGGAGATATTAAGGAACTTTCAGGCCGGAACAATCTGATAAGAGTAGAGGCTCTAGAAGCCCATGACGCAATTAACTTTGCCTGATTATGGCGTTAATTCTTATATGAATACCCACGAAGGTTATGTCTGGCGTGGGCCGATAGTTCAATTAAACATTTCAATCTCAGAAGTAGAGGATCATGCTCGCAGGCGTCAGACCTACAAGCGAAATATAGCTGAGAATACTAAAAGAGTAGATATTCGTAACAGTCCATTGATAACAGAAATGAACGGGTTAATAGGAGAGTTTGTCGTCGCACAATATTATTCAGACATACTTCAGGAAGACATTCAGGTTAATCTCGATCACTTAACTGGAGGAGATGATGGGATCGATTTTCACAATCTGAATGGACATTCGGTAGATGTTAAATTCATTAGCTTCCCTTCGGGTGATTTAATCTTTACCAATCTGATGAATTTCAAAGCAGATATTGCGATGCTTGTGGTGCCAGTTTGCAAGGAATATCACGGGTTCTTAAAGGATGAGCATCCTGTCTTTCGTATAGCTGGATGGGAGACAAAGGAAGCCTTTCGAAGTGATCATATATACCATTCACGATTAGATGAGGATGGCATGGAGCGTGCTTCCGGAACGTGGTGGGGTTACGGTAAGACCCAAACGTCTATACCGCGAGGATGTACAAAGTGTGATTACCATGCCAACAAAATTCGCCCAATAAAGATGCCGAAATAATGCCACCACCAGAAGTACAGCGCGCCGTCGAACAGATGGCGAAGCAAGTGATCGCGTTAGATGCGGCGACTGCGGCTCGTTTGATCGAGGAATACGCCACTGTCTATGCTCGCTTACAGCGGGATACTTTGCGCTTATTGAACCTGGCAAAACGCCAGGAACTAAAACCGTGGCAAGTGATGCGCCTGGAGAGATACCGCGCACTTGAATCACAGTTCCTTTCTTCGACTGTTCGGTTTAGTCGAGCGGCTGGAGGGATCATCACTGAAAGCCAAAGGGCGGCTGTCGGATTGTCTATCAGAGGCGCACCATTGACTGCCAACGCGGGATTACCGGCAGGCATAACGTTAGATAATCTTGCGAATGTCGGGATCAGTTGGAACCGTTTGCCAGAAGAAGCGTTTGAAGCATTCGTCGGTGTAAGTGGTGACGGCGCACCTATTGGTAATCTGTTGAGTGAGTTGGGGCCGAAAGCGTCTGCTGATATTAAAGCGACGATACGGGCAGGGATAGCGATCGGGGAAGGGCCGCGCGCTACCGCTGATAAGATACGCCGGGTAGCGGGGATGGATTTATCCCGCGCTCTTACTATTAGCCGTACAGAGACGCTTCGAGCGCACCGCGAAGCCACGCGCTTGAACTACGCGGCGAACAGTGACATCGTAAAAGGATATAGACGCCAGGCGGCACAAGATGATCGCACTTGCATGGCGTGTATTGCGTTGGATGGTACACTGTACGAATTAAATGAACCCCTGGATTCCCATCCTAATTGTCGATGCGCGATGCTCCCTGAGACGATCGATTACAAAGATTTAGGCTTGGACGTGCCTGATGCCACGCCTTTACCGACAGCACGAGATTGGTTTGCTAAACAAAGCCCTGCACGCCAATCCAAGATGATGGGAGCCAGGCGGTTCGATGCGTATAAAAAAGGCAAGATAGACTTACCAGACTTGGTTACTGTTAAGTCCGATCCAGTCTGGGGTAAAAGCGCAACTGTAAAATCTGTTAAAGCCTTGGGAGTATAAAGATGCAAGCAGAATTGAATGGCGAAGTCCGTGCAGTTATCCGTAACCGTCGTGGCGTTATTTGGTGTCCGTTTTGTGATACGAGTTCGGTGCTGACAGGGGATTTGGTACGTTGCGCTAGTTGCTCTGCGGCTTTTAACGATGAAGCGGCTGAAGTCATCGCACCGGAAGAACCTCCTCGCCGCCGCCGCGCTTCTGAAGAAGTGGTAGCAGTTGAAGAACCCCAGGCTGATCCCAGTCCGTAATCTATGGAATGTTACCGATGCGAGGATGAAGAATTAGTCCTTGCACCGTTATGGCCTGCGGAACGGGCTAATTATGCGACTGCAGGCTTGGTATTACGCCAATGCCTTAATTGTGGTTTAGAACAGAACCATATGGGAGATGATGAACCACTTGAACCAGCCGATGCCGCCAAACTTGCGCCGTCGCACACAAGGTAAAGCGATCGATCCTCCACAGAAATGTATCTTATGTGGAGGAGAGACTCATGATCAATCTTGTAAAGTTAGATGTTTAAACTGTGGATACACTAGAGATTGTAGCGATCCGTAGTGTAAGATAAAAAAACTTTATGTAAACGGGGTAACCATGCCAAAGAGCAAGTATAACGGTAAATCAAAAGGCAGGGTTAAGACTGGGCCACCGAAAGATAAACGGCTCAAACCCAATAAGAAATAAAGGTCGAGCGTAAGATACTCGATTACCGCTACCCAGCGGGTATAAGTAGGGGGAGGATTATGGTCACTGAAAACGCGGAGCCACAGGGAGAGGAAGTCGTTCAATCGCCTCCGGCGGAAACGTCGGCACCTGAAAGTACGAGCCAAGATCGCACCTTCAGCCAGGAAGATGTAAATCGGATACAGGCTCAGACTAGACGGGAAATCCGTAATCAATTCTCTGATTACAACCAGCTTAAAGATAGAGCGGCTAAAGCAGACGAACTGGAGCAAGCGCAATTAACAGAGCAAGAGAAATTAGAAGCAAGGGCAGTAGAAGCGGAACGCAAAGTCGCATCTGCGACAGAACAAATAGCTTCAGCCATGATTGCTTCTGAAGTTAAAGTGCGTGCTTCCCAGATGGGGATCATCGATCCTGACGCCGCATTGTTATTGGTTAACCGCGCAAATGTACGGTATACCGAAGATGAAGGCGTCACAGGAGTCGAAGTAGCCCTTACTCAACTTGTGGAAGATAAGCCGTACCTCAAGGGATCGCCTGCCAACCGTGCGCCGAACCTCAATCCACAGAGCGGCGATTTAGCACCGTCTCTGCGGTTAACCGACGACCAGCGGGAAGCGGCGAAGCTAATGGGGATGAGTGACGAAGAATATGCATTGGGACTTTAATCTGAACCGGGGATAGAACCCGTAAGGAGAAATCATGGCCGCAAATGGTTTTGATCCC